CCAGACCCGAGCAAGGCGTTAAAACCCCTTGCCCAAGATTGGTTGGGTGAACTAACACCCCAGGAGAAGTGGGCTGATGTCGTTAAGAAGACACCAGTAGATAGTGTGAAGAAGGTAGAGCCTGAAGCTGCCGTTACACGACTTCCAGTAAAGGTGCAACTAAGACCTCGGACAACACTTGTACAGTGTGATGCACCTAAGGAGGAAGTGAAGGTAGTTGAGAAGCCTCAAGTGAAGGACACTCAACTGTGTACCATCGTTGATCCTAAGAACAACACTATCAGACAAACACTCTCCATGGAGAGTTGGATGACAACTACCTCTATTACAGGGGTGATGAGCAGGTATTCACAACCTGCCCCGGCAAATTAGTTAGACATGAGCGTGCAACGCCAGAGGACATGTCTGTTAACATCTGCGGACACACAATTCATGCTCCAGCCAGTGTCGTCAAGACCTGTAAGACTGTTAGAGTAACAGTGTGTAAGCTAGCCGAGAAGAGACCAGTAAAGTTCATCATTGACAACGTTCTTGAACTTAACAGTCGCATAACCACAAATGTGCTATACATCGCCTCAAAGACTAAGGTTGGTTACCTTAAAGCAAAATCTGAGCACAAAAATCTGGAGGCCCTGCTTTCAGGCAGAAAGACTCCTAGGCAATATGTGTCTGAGTGTATTCAAGGGGTTCGCGACACCCTATCTCATCTGATTGAGTGCATTCCACAAGACACAAGAGTAAACCTATCGAGTTATTTTACTGTCTGGCTACCAGTGTTCCTACTTATCTTTTGTGGTACATTATGGTCCACTGGTAAGACAATGATGACGTCGACAACAAGTGATCTGTATTACCCTCTAACACATTACAACAGTATGCATTATTACAGCAATGTCATATGCGGATTAGTGGCAACATTAACAGCTTTGTATGTCCACATACCAACGAGCCATTCCTTATATATTTGGCTCTCCGCAATTACTGTTTGGGTATCAGCGGCGGGTGCTTCAGCCTTTGTAGTACCACTCATGGGCTTTACATTCCACCCATACCTAGTTGTTGTGTATCTTTTCACACAACTGGATCACCGTCTGCATTTTAGCCAATTGTTAGCTGTCATAGCTCTTAGAGTTAGTAACAAGTTTGATAATCGCTACGCTACTATCATTGGGTGGCTTTTAGCATCTTGTTCTATCGTAGACTTGGCAGTCTTTGGTTATCATCAGCGTGCATCCCTTGAGGTTATGCCCGTCATTCTGGCCACATTCAATTTGTACAACATCTATAAGTACTACACTGCTTCTAATTACTGTATTCAGTGTCGGTGCGGCCATGACAACGCTTGTGAAAATCCGTCAAACATCACGACTTACTGGTTCCTCCCCTGTGCTAGAAATGCCATTCCAAGGGTGTATCTCATTAATGGGGAAGAAAAGTCAGAAAATGTGAGAAATGTTTATCTCAAGTATAACGCAGCAGGTGTCTATAAACATTCTATCCTTGATGTGCCTCACCTCTCATGGACAAAGATTAATAAGAACACCATAGTAAGGGACATTCCAGAACCAGTGGATCTCCCCGAAGGTAGTTATACTATCCACAGTAAGCCAGGTAGCACCCTTGTCAACGTATTAGACCAAAACGAGACAGGCTTAAACTGTGATTTGCCAACAAACAAACGCTATGTTGTGCTAAAACCAGGTACCGACGTGAATGAGCTCAACAATTTTGCCATCACCAACGGACTCTCAATCCAGTATATGATAGGAGACAACACCACAGAAGTCGTAGTCGCTCCCTTTGATGCCACCAAATATATGGCCCTTATGCTCTGCTTAGCTGCAGTTGTGCCATTTGACTTCTACATTGCAGCTATTCTTGCTGCTATCTCCTTCACATTTATAATACTGAGGCAGTCTATGACTGGTAACCTGAGACTATTTGATGTCATCCCAACAGGTAAGGTTCATAACATGAATTTTACAGGAGGCGTAGGTTTTGTTTTCAATTTGATAATGCTCCTTGAGTCTTATTCAAACGTGAAAATCTTGACTAATTTCGTCCCCTTGTATCTTGCATACCAGACCTTTGGGCTCAAGGCACTTTGCTACCTCCTGCCTTGTGTAATTCTATTCCATCTACAATACTCCTATATTGCAGCCATTATTATCATTTTCGTGGCTGTATGTCTGAGGCGTTGGCACTACGTCTTTATAGGAGTTGGTGTGGCTATTCACAGCGTTCTTAGCGCTGAATTAACACCTGCCACCCTTTTTGCACTATCTATGTATCAAGGCGTTACACCGTACCAAACATTCTTGTACGTGTATTCGATCCTGTTCAGAGCCGAATTTTCTTTGGCCACAGTGCATACAACTATGCTGTCTATTATTGTTGCAGTATGGTTTAAGAAGTACATGATTGCTGTAGCCCTATCAACAGTTGCTTGGGCTCGCTATTATTCCATCATGGTTTCTTCTAAGGCGACCGTTACGTATGTAGGATATTCATTCTACAAAGACGTCTCATACTTCTATTACATCCAACTGTCCTACTTCATAGGCGTTGCTCTTGTACTACCCATAGTCTGCTATTTCTCATACAAAACATGCAGACGACAGATGCAGAGCTTTAGTCCCCAACAGCTCGTGCAACTGCTCCTCGCCCTTATTGGCTCCTTTGCCGTTTGGGTTGACCTATATGTAAAGACCAGAACCGCTAATTCCGTTGCGATGAGTGTTCTTTTTGACATCGATTATGAACACGATTGGTCCAACTTGGCTGTCGAAGACGTTGATGTCGACACAGAGGATTGGGAAGTAGAATCAGAAGAGATGCACGTAACAGGTACGCCTGATGTACCTCGCAAGAAAAATGATACTGAGAAGGACAAGAAGAACAAGCAGAAATGGTTTAACTGTGCCATGCTCATCACCATAGTCTGCCTAATAGCCTTTTCAGCTTCAGCACGATCAGATCCTAAGATCCAAGCTTATAACACTGTGAACTCATATGCCCAGAATTCTGCAGTATTTGATGATATCATGAAGGCCTCTATCACCACTTTTAACTCCAATTACACCTTTAAGGACGTTGATGTGGGAGGATATTTGATGGCCTCTACTGTTCAGCCTAATCATGGCGCGAGCATCCAGTGTAAAGAAGATGATTGTGTTGTAAAATATACTTCACCTGGTGTTGACTGTACTTACCAAGTCCACCATGGAACGTATACCTATACTACTGCCTGGGATTGCGAGATCCAACCGGGTTATGCTGTATACAAACGTAAAGCTTTCAGTTCTGAAAACATCCTACCCCATGCTCCCTGGCTTTGTAAGAGCACACCAGGTTCAAGAGCAGACAACGGTCACATGTTGGCTCGTATGTTGGGAGGACAAGCTTCATGGTTTAATTGTATGCCCCAGACACACGCCGACAACCTAGTACAGGTGACGGGCGAGATGGAGGCTAAGATTGCAGCAGAAACAGGCACTATTAAATACTCAGGAGTAGTAAGACCCTATTCGGGAAGATATGTGGTAGTTGGAGACTATGCTACATTCCGCCGTTGCGTACAAGGCGAGATGACATTGCTTAAGGCTGAAAGTGTGGAACAACTGATAGATATGTTTGTGCAAGCTGATAAGCCCACTTATATATTGGTTGATGACCATATCTTGAATGATCCTAGAGCTAGTCATGTCGTTTCTTTGGCATCAAAGGAGTGTACTGCATCACCACTAATCAAGATCAATGGCAAAGTTTCGACAGATATAGTGCAAACAACACCCAGTGTCAACTATGCCGAATCCCTTAACAAGGGACCACAGTCACAATTCACTATTTATCATGGTGTGACTGATACCGTTGATGCGCCTATTTGTACCAGCAATACCATTACAGCTTATGTTGTAAGGCGCATAATTGGAGGCTATGATTTACCACAGCAGCACGTTGAGCAGCTCACAGAGCTTGTTTGTAAGATCGTCTCTGCAGCCTCCAGTAGCCAAGTTGCTACAATCGTCATTGATAGAGAGAATCAGATGTACTTGGACCTTATTGTTGCCGCTGTCTCAGCTGTTAATAGGATTTGGGGTAAAGACTTAATACACTTTGCTTCTTCTACTATTGCAGGCTTTAAACACATCGTACCTGAATTTACAGTTGTACCCTGTGAGACAGTCGGTTATATTAACATAGCGTCCCTACCTATTCTTGTTGACGATAACGGTTATTGTAATACACCTGATGGCATCTCAACTGCCCATGCCGTGGCTAATGCCCATAACAAGAAGGTGTATTATAGAAATGACTATTGTACCGTGGTTAAAGGACAAGTTTACATTAACTTGAATCCTCAACAACCTTGCACACAGCTGGATTACTTTAACATCCCAGCTCATAATACTAGTATTGTGCACCTAGACAACACACCCGGTTTCAATCAGTTCATGAATGGTGCTTTTGATGCATTCGTAAGAGAAGTGCAACCTAAGGTTGGTCGAGAATATGCTCCCACCTGTAGCGCCAATGGTTTGCCAGTTAAATTCTATAAGAGCGGCAAGTTACAGCTCACCTGCTCGCTGGCCTTCCTTAACTTCCGCCCAGAAGGTTTAGTGTACGATAAGGCTACCCTGTTTGATACTTATGTGCTTTTGCCTAATGTGTCCAGGACCTATCAGAGTGTTGATGCTACCGATGAAGTCCAAAACTATCATCCACTCTTTGCCTACCTACCTTTCTGGCCTACAGTTCAAAGAACTATGCAAGATAAATGCCTACATGAGTATCTTACTCAACATGGGCTACCTGAACCAGACTTCATCCCCCACGAAGCCAACAGTAATTATGATCATGGATTGTGTCAGCTACTTACACTCACCTTGGAAAGCAGACCCCGATCAGCTTTGGCTACTTATTCAGGTTACATAACAACAGGGGAAGATGTGTATGATATTCCATCTGCCATCGATAGTGCGCTTACTAGTGGTTACATGTCTACTCAGTGCGGTCGCTCTGCTCTGGACTCACCCTATGTAAGAAATTTCCTGCATATACCAGTGTATTGTTACGATAATCCCGCCCAATTTAACAAGGCCCTTTTGGCTATGTATGGAGTCGGTGATGGGAACATTCAGAACACCCTACTACACAACACACTGAAGGACGTGCCCCATAAATTTACTATGTCCTCCACTGACATTCAGCCTACTATGGAGTGTAAACTACTCTATAAGTATAGTGGAGTTGATGAGTCATTCTGTAAGAGTGACAAATTTGTGTATGGACCAGGGGCCCTCAAGCTTATTCGTGCAGGACGATTCTATGGCAGACAACATTTCTATCTGCCTATCCCCGGCGTTTCCACCTACATCACAGTTGCCGCACCAACTGTGGGTATACCAGCTATTGATGATGCAGTCCTTCAAGGGGCTTCCGTCAAAGTGGACGCTTATTACTGGCAAACATCAGCTAGGGCTTTTAACTTACTGCCCTATCCAAGAGCTACTGTATGTGCCACAACCAATCTCGGTGTTGAAACATGCGTGAAATATATCTCTAACCCCATTATCGTAAAGGGTCTTGAAATAACATTCACACAGGATCATTTCACAGTTCAGTTGGGAGACTACAAGTTTGTCACAGAGTATGATACTATCTACCATGACATTGCACATTTGCTATTGAACATATTAAAGGCGGCTGCTTATACTCTTTATGATATAATGTACAGCATTTCTAGGTTCAATTTCCTAGTACTTACCATCGCCGCGACAGCTACGGTCATTGTTCTAGCACTCGTGCACACATTCTTGCCCTTCCCTACTGCTGTGTTGATTTACACCAACCCACTACCTCTTATGTCCCACTATGTGCCACAGCTTGCTATGGTTACGAAGCTTTATGATATTGTACTGTTTGGATACAGTCTTTACAACGGTCTATGGTCCATCCAGGGTCAAGATCCGGCAGCTTTTGTGAGGCGTGTGGGTATTCTCACCATTTACATACACTACGTATTTGGGACACAAACCACTCTGGGCTACGTTATAGGAGTCGCTATTGTGTGCTTTGTTGCATACCAAGTATATCTGCTGCGTACCCTTAAGCCATGGCATAAGACTGAATCATACACCAAAGATCAAGTCTGCCAGCTATACAAGAAGTATATTGAAAGCCAGAGTGTTGGTGGAAAGAAGAGTGGAGCTGACATTGTCAACGACCTTTTCACCAAGAATATGATTGACAAGTTGCAGCACAGGTTTTATCTCGCCCTCGCCTCTTCAATGAGAGCTGATGTCGGGCTTGAGTACACACCACCTGAGCTTGTAAACGCTAAGAACGGCAACTTTGTTTTCACTATCATTTTGTCAAAAATGCTCCACTATTTTAGGAAGTTCACCTGGTACAACGGTAAGCCACTAGACACTTATACTGAGTCGGCTACCCTGAACTCTCCGATAATTGAAGAACCTGACTGGGCCCATAATGTGATGCAATACATCCACTACCACAATGGTTTTGCCCAAATCCAGGCTACCAAGGGTGACGTATATGTCAGACATAGCTATGCTAACACGAATGCTGAAGCAGGAAGAGCAGCATTTAAGAATGTTCATGGCTCATTTGAGGTATGGGGTGACACGTTCCTGATTCCAAAAGCACAGGACGGTCTTATCCCTGCCAAATTCAATGGTACCACACATTGCTACATGTACTGTCAGTCATCCAAAACATGGCGTACGGGCTATATCTCACCAGACGGCACTCACAGTGTGTCCACCCAACCTGGCGATTCTGGATCTCCTATCTTCATTTATGATGGTAAACCCCGATGGGTTGGAATCCACGTCAGAGGCGGTGTTGATTACTATAACAGTGCTCTCACATACGATGGCTATGCTTGGAAAGATTCACCTAAGCACTCAGAGTTCAATAGTATGGTTGAGAAGAGCGACTATGTCACTCCAGTTGAGCCCACAATGGCTGCACGCATTCTCCTTCACACCTATAAAGGATTCGGATTCCGTAGCGCGGAAGAATGCAAACAATGGTACGTGATTGGTGTTACTGATATCAACATCTTCACCAAACCAGTGCAGCAACAACTCTCGGCAATTCTTCAGGCACTATCACCAGCTGCTATAAGATCTACACTTAATATCAAGTATACCAAGCTGAAGGATTTAAAACCCCTAGTTGCCTATGCCAAGATTGATACAATTTCCACATTTAACAGCTTTATGCGCCTCAGAGGACTCAAAGGTCTTATCAACATTGTAGAGACGCCATTCTACATCAAGTGGCCTCTGATTGTGTGGGAACAAATTTGTATGTATGCCTTCGTACACCTGATCGCATACGGGTATGGTGTCGTTTTCGAATCACACACCAACCCAGAGATTATGAATGAGGTCGGCCTATCCACTAACTATGGATGGCTACTGTTACCAAAGATCCTCTTCACTGTCCATATGCCCTATAATGCCATAGTTGAGCCCCTTATGATGCTCCTATTTGTGCTATACCAACTCTACGCCAACTACAAGCAGTATCGAGTTGATGGGTCCACAATTGTAAAACACATCATTGATGGAGTCTTTTATTATTTGACATGGTTTGGTCTATACTATATCACACGTATGGAATCCGAGTGGATGTTGTGCGTTGTAGCGATGGTGTTTACACTATATGTCTCCATTATGCTCCGCCTATCCAAGCGTACCACTCAATCTTTCAACGTTTGTGAATCTCTTGTTGATGAAAAGAAAGCTTCCAATGTGCGTAAACTGGCTATTCAGCTACAGACTGCACTTACAGCAGCACGCATCACAGAATACAACAGCGAACTGGAAGATATCATAAACAACAGCATGAGTTACAGTTTTGACCAGCTTAAATATACCGTGCAAAGACTTATGGACATTTATCACACTATCTCCAACCACGCAGAAAATGATGCTCAGTATGACATCGTTCAGGACAAGTTCGCTCCGGTGGACCTCTATCTTGCAGCACTTAACTTCCAAGAAGGAGTTATAGGCAAGGTTGTTGAGTATTTTGGTGGTAAAGAGCTATCAGAGATTGTAGGCCTCTTGATCTATCACAAGGAGACTCTCCAGGGCAAACTCTCAGGTGACAAGAACGAGGACAAAGCTATTAACAGATTCCTAGGCGTATACGATCGTGTTATCGGACAAGTCAGAAAGGAAGTTAACAGGCTGAAAAATCAGGATCTCAAGAACAATGCTCATTTTAATAAGCTAGCCAAGGTCATATGTACCACCATGGACCAACAGCAGCGGCAGCACATCAAAGAAGAAGCCGCTCGCCAAGCTTTCCTGCGATTCCTTGAAGAATTCCCTACACTTCAAGGTCTTATGGCTAGCCAAGGCTCATTGCCTGACCCGGCTGAATTTCAGGACATTGTGCAAGAATTACAGGGTAAGTATTCTTGCGGTGAATCAAGACCACGCATTGTCCACACAGACGGGCTAACATGGGATGATGAATATATTATCACATCTCCCCAATATCAGGGCTATAAAATTTATGCACAAATTGTGTCTGAACATCTATGCAAGGTATCTACTGACATGAAAGGTCGTTCTATCCTGATTGGACTTGATCTTAAACCTGCATATTACTGTGTCTGTAATGGACTAGTAACTTTTGACACTCTCGATAACCATGATGAGTGCCAGACACCAGTACTTAAATGTTCATTCTACAGCATGTCTAAACTCGCTACACTTCAACACGTAGCCACATGCCCAATGTGCAGAATGTGCCCATTCGCTTCAAGCAAACACCCTGACGGTATGTTCTGTCATGTGTGTCCTCCCGTCACTCACGATATCCATGTTAACAACACGGAATCCTACTCTGCTAACAGAGAAAGCACAACAGCTCGATTGATTCCTATCGTGGAAGACGGTGTGAACGTTCTCTTTTATAAGAGTTGTGTAGTAGCTTCTAAAGCTCCACGTAATACGCTAGATGGGAGACCATTTGTACCGAATGTAGTCGCCAAGGAAGGTAGTGAAGACAGGGTTTACTATGTGAATCCAGATTACCCATCAATTGACTTCATGAAGCTTGACGCAAACTATGTAGAGTCGACTGCTGTAACGTTCATCATGCAAAATGGTGGCTATTACTATGGAGGTGTCTGTGTCGCAAGACTAGACAAGTGTGAAGGTTCCATCGTTTTCAACAACGGTGTAAGAGATGTGTATGTACTACAAACTCCCTTCATCTCCATGGCCTACAGAAAGTCCTCTTACGCAAGATCGCTTGACACACCAAGAGTCATAGCTGAGCCCCAGGTCACTAAGAACGGCCACGGTTCACAGGTACGAGAAGGTATCCTTGTTGATCTACGCGATGAAAATCTGCTAAGCCAACTCAGATCTATACCATCCATGTCAGAAGTTGTCATCTCAGACACACATCGGCTCTTTGTTGATGCCGACAGATCTGTGGCGCTGGAAGTTGCCCGTTCTCACTTTGGGCCACCAGTCAAGTATGCAATTAGCCACACTGAAAGAAGTGTAAGCAAAGCGCAGAAGAAGAAAATAAGCCCTTTGGTTTTTCTGTAGAGCCTAGCTCCAGTTTCTCCGCTGCAGCTACAGAGGCTAAAACACTCACTTTTGGAGACCTTACCAATAAAGCTAGAGAATATATCGAAAGCGTTGGAGGTCAAGTGAAAGAGCAGATACCAAGAGCCCATTACATTAGGGCCGACACTGGTAACGTTGAAAGACGTGGAGGCTTTTTCCATCTTGGAACACATGACTCCGTCATACCCTTTACTTTAAATGGTAAGGATTATAACATCAAGGTTGCATTAAAGAGGTCAGAGCTTGAAATGGATAAACACATTAACACCATTAGCTCCCACGCCATCAGATTCGTCAAGAAAGACTATGATGGTTGCACCTTTTATCAACGCCAGATGTCATATTACTCACTCTTAGATCTCGTTACAGAACGCTCAAGACTACCCTATTTTGAGGGCCGATGTCAGAAGATCCGATGTGGCCACGATGTTTGCTTTGAATTAGATCTCAAGCGAGCTCAATACTTTATGCCCATTGTACAAAGAGTGTATGAATTCACAGAGGATGCATCTCAGCATTACACCTTCAAGATTGTCCCAGATAACATCACTACAGACTCTCGCTGTGTCTGTGATTGGGGTGACTTTGTAGAAGGACCTTGCGATCCCATTGAGGCTCTCTCACCATTCTTCTATTTCATGGAACGCTACCGGTTTGAGCTTGGGTTTACTGCTCTCACCAAAGCGCATGTTATGGGTGGTAAGATTGTAGACCCCTTGTTGGATTATGATGAATACCTCAAATTTTATAAATATGAGTCCAGACTAGGCTTTAAACCCATCAGAGAGCCATTCACCATGACTGCTACAAGTGGTTTTAGTCGTCACATTGAACTTGTTCAAGAAGCTGCTCGATTCTACGTATCTGAGCACTACGACCAATATAATTCCACTTACTACAACTTCAGTAATAGTATATATCCAGGTTTTGGCTTTGTGAAGCGTCAACTTTACACTGACCATGTCCAGGATGAATCTGTAGCAGCAACTTACATGGATTTGTTGAGCGTTGAGGGCTTGCTTAGGCAGCTAGAATCCGCTCCATATGAATGGAAATCTCACTATCTAGTACATGACTCCTACCATTCCAGTTGTCAGACCTGTAATATGATTGCCATAGCCGTTGAGCAGAACACTGCCCACCACGGGTATTCCAACGTAATGACGCTTGGCATCACTCCTTTTGGTACTAAGAAGGCCGGTAATTTAACATCATGTGAATACTACGTAGACACCGACTTTTTGGAACGTATCGAAGGTATGACGTTTTACACAACTGAAGGGGAAGATATCAAGATAAAGGTGCGCACCAATAGTTTCGCCGATTTTGACGACAACGGGCAGTACACCTATGTATTAGGCAGTGCGCGCGTGGCTGGAAACTTGGATGACGTACAGAAGGATCTCAACTTCTATAACTTGAACCAACCAGTTATTACCACCTTATCTGAGTATGTGATATCTTTCATATTCGTACTGCAGCAGAACGAATTATCACCAAACTATGATGCCTATCAGTTGGCATGCGGTGAAATTAAAACCGGGAAAAAGAACAAATCTGCCGGTCCTGTCTTTGACAAAGAATTTAACGCCGGGGCATTAAGAAGCGCTCTAGGATCAGTTGATGACAGGTTATATGAAGAATTTCTGGAGGATGTGATGAATTCCTATCGTGACGCGCCACATCTCATGATCTCACAGGTTATGCCCAAGGTCGCTGTCCAACCCTCCAACAAACCGCTTAGGTCCATAATTGCTGGCTCACCAATACTAACAGATTGCATACGCTGCGTCATACAAAGTGGCATGAGAGCGATGGTCAACCTCCGACATGTATTTATCGGTAACCGTGCCAACCCTCAAGGTTTCACCGAGATGTTGAAATTCCTGAAAGAGTCGAGCGCCGACAGTCAAGTATCTTTGGATCACTCCAAGTTTGACAGGTTTGTAGCCTCAGGCAGCTCCTACGCAGGCCATCTCGCCACAATGAATTTGACTAAGGGGCAACAGTATAGCCCGCAGCTAGTCCACAATCTAATGGTGTCCCACTTCATCACTTACACCTATAATGCTTTGCTTTTTGACGGCAAGCTGAATATTAAAAATGGTGGCATCTCAAGTGGTAACAGCATAACAGCCTTGAACAATTCTTTGGCTGCACAACAACATAGCTTCATTTGCGCTATGCGCGAGGCTACAAATGGACCAAAAAAGGATTGGGAAAACCAGTTGATGTTCTTTGACTTGCTCATGGATCCTCTCAATCTGTGTAACAAATTACCATCCAAAATATGGGAGATCATGCGAATTGCTGGTCTTTCCGATGACGTCGTAGCTTGTGTCCCCAGCAACCTGATTGACTGTGATGCACTTATGCTCCAGTTCCAAGCTTTCGGCTACAAAATGGTCAAAGACGTCAAATATTTCGTCAGTAGAGCAGACGAACCGCCAACTGAATTAATGTCAAGATGGGCTGAGTTTTATCCTCACGACCCTAGCATCATGATTCCACATCCCACAGTTGACAGAGTCCTCTCATCCGCGCTGCTAATTGAAAAGCGCGCATCACTAGACCCCTTGGTTAAGAGGATGAGAATAATATCAATTCTGCTGGACTCTTGTGCGCTTGTTTTCTCAAAGAACAGAACCTTGGAGTTAGGCTGCTATAATATCCCAGCTACTCAGGTTATAATGGCTCTTCTAGACTACTTGAATGAGCTTAGCGCTTTCAACTTTTCTCTGAATGTCGAGATGGAGGAGATACAGAACTTACTCATTAACTCCACTGATGCCAACGCCCTGTTGAAACTCTCTCAAATGACCAGCTACACGCTTGATGACTTCCTGCAGATGGTACTCCCTATGGAGGCACCCTTTGAAGTAATTCCTGTAGGGGATAACTACAAGCAAGTAGAAGAGAATCCAGGTGCCGGCGTCCACTATCTCGTCCCAATTGCCAAATATGGTTACGGTCTGGCAAAGTCCTATGATTTGCCACATAATATCGAAGACCAATTGGACAAGAACAGAGACCTTGGCGATGTGTCCACATTTAAAATCGGGGACACTACGTACACCACTGTAGTTTGCTACCAGCACATGACTAAGCCTAACGTGTTTGACATCAACCCCTATACCAGGAGGTATGAATATCACATTGAGACCAAGGCTATTGTCCTGCACTTCTTTAGAGGTGTAGTCACCAAACTCAGTAGGGATGTACATTTTTACCTACCTTGTTACCAACAAAAGTATGGCATCCAGCTAGCGCTTAACACCATGGACCTTCCTAACATTACAGTTTACAGGAATCACCCAGATGCGCCTGCTAGGATATCACTCTGCGATCAAACTGAAGCTCTCCTTCACAGTAAGCAGTGTGTATATTGCGAACACAAGAACGCAAATCTTCAATGTTTAACCTGTTTAGAGCACGGTTTAATCATCAACCTGTGCCAAAATATGGAATCTGGGACTCAACACTATATTATGCATTACCAGTCCACAGGCCATACCAAGTACTCCTTTGGTAACAGACAACTTAAATGCATTGTCTGCCAGAGTAATTGCGAAGTACCGTACAAGAGTCTAAAAGGTATGCCAGCCTGTCAACAGCATTGCAATTCAGAAGAGTCTCCAGTCCCATTAACACACAACGTGACTGAATTCAACTACAACAGGTATAGTACAATAGAGAGCATCTGCGCAGGTGTTAATACCACCAAAGTCCATACTATTTTGACCAATTCTCTGCATGATAAAGTCTTGCGCAGATTGTACTTTTTATACATTTCCTATAACAAGGACCAGGAATCCACAGAAATCACAGAGGTGTTACGTGTAGATGGCAGACGCTTGGCTTCAGTGCCCGGCCTGCCCTACCAAAGATCAGCGCTGTACAGAGTAGGTAATCAAGTTATGAATGCAGAGCTTGTTTGTACCTCTGGCGGACGCTACCTCTATGCCTTTAATGGCAGATTCAATGTGGGTGATCAAGTCAAGCTGATAACCAACAACGTTCTATTTGAGCACATGCGAGTAACACCAATTGCTGACCGCGCTCTAGAATATTTCAGACCAGCTCAGACTATAATACCAACAAGAGTACCTAGAATGCTCCTGGACAAATTCCCTTTGCACCATGATTTCATAAATCATATATTCACATATAACTACACTTTGCTTCAAGGTGTTGCTGGTGCAGGTAAGTCCTATTTTATCAGGCACTGCATTGAAGCTTGTGTAGAGCAAGGGATGAGAGTTGTTGTAGCATGTCAATCTCATGAGGCAGTGGATTTATTGGGTATTGCCTTGTCAACTCACTTGAAGGACCGTGCTTGTCGCGTTTGTCCGAAGGAAGTAGAGAAAGTGCACACTAAGCTTAATCCTATGAGCAGTGTTGCAAATCCAAGGATCTATTATACCACTATAGCCTCCATGCTCCAACTTTCAAATAGGACCTATGATCTACTTATTGTGGACGAGGCCTCACAGGTTAATGATGCGGCAATCGCACTTGCACTAACAAAGGTGAACTATAAGCACGTACTGTTTTGTGGAGACCCACAACAGATTCCAACAGTGCTCACCGTGCCGCACAAACCTAAATTAGCCAACATGTATGTGCGTTCGAGCGACCACTTCAAGTTCACGCACACAAGACGTTTTGGCGTCACATTAGCCATTGAGATGACCAGACATTATGGTATGGAGATCACGTCTCTGGCTGAGCATTCTACGAGTATTAAACTCTTTAAAACCTCAGACCTATCTTGGAATGCATGCCTTCAAGCAGTTGTCTGCCTAGCTAAGCACCAAGCACTTAAACAGCTTGATGATGCTTTGATTGTAACACCCTACAACAAGCTAGTGGCATTGTACAAATCCATAGTGTCATATTTGGGCCTAAATATTAGAGTACTCACAGTATATCAGTCACAAGGTGATGAGGCACCTGCTGTTTTGTACGATCCTGCAATAGGATACGGCTCACTAGATGAACCCCATATCCACATCGTTGGGATGTCGCGCGCTCGCGAGCACCTGCTAATCAAAGCAGCCGATGATAGGTGGTCACATCTAGAAGAAGTGGAGGAGATTCCTTTGACTTGTGAACAAGGTTCCAGCAATGGGTTCGTTTTTCCAAGCAGATATCAGTATTGTAATGCTGAAGCAGTGAACGAATTCGCATCATGCTGGCTGTTAGGTCCAGTCAGGGGGCTCCCAAACTATACGGAGTGTGGAAGGACAGTTATTGAGGAAAAAGACTCAGTATATGCACCAACAATTCCAGTCAGGCATCCAAGACATAATACGGTTGTCCTAGACGTTGAGTGTGTATCAACAAGAGATCTACAGCATACCTCTAGAAAGAAGGGCGTTCCCGTACCCTCTCTTGCTCCCTGTGCATTGTCATTCCAAATAGGGGACATGCCAGTTACTACCAAGTACTTCAGGCCCAGCATACATGATGGCCATGAATACTGGACGAGCAGAGATTATAAGGTGTTGCCTATGATTAGCCACCTTAGAAAGGATATAGTACGGGCCAAGCAAACGCGTCAAGCAGTGCTTCAAGGCTTCTTAGAGATGCTACACCAACACATAACTGGGGTACCACACTTCTACTTCAAGGCAGGAAAATTAGATCTTAACTGTTTACAGCCCATCCTGCGTTATACCGGCATTGCCGCTGTATGCGAGCATGACGGTTGTTCCTATGATGCAGTGTTTTGGTGCAGCACAAATCGAACAATGTGCGTTAAACACACAAGGCACCCACTAGCTCTAGTGAACATACAATACCATGACATAGACATGATGTACTCACGGCAAGTGAAGTTGGAAACTATGCATGATGAAATTTGTGGAGTCGACCACGGTACTGCACATGACCCAGCAACAGATGTAAAGATGACCAAGTGTATTGTTGTGAATTACCATCGCACACTTGATTATAGCCAACCAACAGCAGGCTGTCACAAACACACTCCAGCATTGGGTTCTATAATGCGCAATATCAAGAAACTATTCGAGGTTGACAATACAGGTGACTACACATATGTAGGTGGCGGTTCAGTCATCGGCAATAAATCCTACAATGTGGATAAAATGTACGGCAGAGACTATTACGAACATCTCACAGAATGCCAGTGCAAGTCACATGTTATGCTAGACTTCTATGAGGATAGCGTCCACGACAAAACAGACAGGTATTTAGTAAGATCGTACCTGGACATGCAAAAGTCTTGGCATAAAGATTCTTTAGAAACAACTAAAGCCAAGAACTATTGGTACACTGATAATGATCCCTTCATCTATCCACATCGTATTAAATTTCCATCAAGATGTAGCGGGTCATATGTCAAGCCTGATACAGAGTTGTTAGTTGAGCCTTGCCACTCCTCTTCTCTGTGCTTGCACCACCATCAGTTGTTAACCAAGTTAGAATCCCTATTAAAACAGGCATCTCTGATAGGCCTTAAGTTAGACCACAATCTGGTAATAGCCTATGTACCAAGTAATAGCGTTGAGGTTGCATCATTGTACAAGATCAATGACATTAACAGAGAGCCTAAACTCATGGACTCACCTCCGCTCACCCTTAGAGGGTATGTACATAATGGTCAGACTAACCCCACCGTCAACAAGGCTATAACAATACATGAAAAACTCATGTCAGAGAGCTGCACTCTGGGTAGAACATTACTAGCAGGTTCTGCAGGTTCGGATGGATGCCAACCTATGGCTGATTATTTAGCCAAACAAGTGAATTGTAAACTTGTTACCTGCGACCCCAGACCGGTGAGAGCTAACAAAGGACTCCACCATAATTGCGGCATTGAAGAACTGCCTAGGGATTATAAATTTGACACAATTATCAGCGACATCTATGACGTGCACAACCCAATAAACACTCATGAGAGCATCGTTGAATACGCCCTGTCAACACTGCAGAGAGGGGGTAATCTGTTTGTCAAAATCACCATGACGTCCACCTCAGAGGTGTATGATGTCTTGGCCACAAAATTTAGGTATGTTGAGATATTCAAGGCGATTCACCCGACATATGCAGTGACGAGTGAGCTCTGGATCTGGTTTAAAGGATTTCAACCTGACCTTACCATTTCCAGAGATGAGAATTATGTCTCTCGTCTTTACAACGGAAATCTCCATTACCTGAATCAACATCCTCACAAACATAAGATGCTGAAGCGAGCTGTCAGACCTGACTCATAAAAGTGCAACATGCATTTCTTTCTGCAGCTATGTTTTCTAGCAACCGCAGCCCAGGCATCTACTCTACACACTACTTGCAATGTGTGGAAGAAGGCCGGATACTGCGACACGAACTTGAAGAGGATCCGCGATCACACGCGATGGTTATGCCCCAATACATGTGGCGCTGGTACCGCAAGGTTCTTAGATGGCTATGTAGACATCCCAGCTAAATATAAAGGTAAGCATTATAGTCCATATGAAAGTGTCCATACCAGCTACAACGTTTTCGATACCATGAATATGCGTATGTCAGAAGTTGATTGGGATCACTTTTCATGTCCCACGGAGCCAACCTCAGGCGTTGATACATTTAGCAAGACCATCCGCCTTATATCTGGTTACCCGTGCACATATAATGTAGAATACCATTTAGCCACATATGATGAGATGCTTAAGGAAGGACAAGCTGAACTGCTTACAGATCTCAATAGAGTCTCAGCAGGATCTCATTGGGTACCTATGCATGACCAATTCAACATCTCAAAGAACGTGTGTAATAGACATGTAATGTCAATAACAGCCGACTCAGAATTCCAGGCCATTAAGTTCGTAGTAAGTCCTGGTTTCAAACCCCACATCGTCGGAAATGTAATAGACGCGTTCACCAATCAAGGTCACGGAAGATACTATATTGGTGTCTTTGACAAAAGAGTGGGTCTAGGAGGATCTAAATATCTTATGCGTGCCATTGATACCATCTCTGATGGAGAATCACAAATAGGCCGCAATACCTGGCGATCAGCCGGATGGGCAAGTTCCTTCTACTGCGAAGACCGGCAGATGTTCTCCTACGTAGACATCCCCGATTTGGAAGAAATCTCTATACTTCCACCAATGCAGAGACCTACCGCTCAGGAAGCACTTGAGAATTGTGTATGGCTTACCACATCACACATAGCCAATGTGCCTCTAATATTGAGTTGTCCTGAGCATACGTCACCTATAAATCTCTATCTCCACTCCGTCGGTTTTGGTGGTACAAGCCTTTATACCTTCAACCTTAATTACCACATTGACGATGTACATGGCGGCATTTCCTACTTATGGGCTGAATACAACCAAGCTACCAAGTACTTTTTGGGTTTAGCTGATTACGAACTCCGTCTACCCTCAGAGGATTTACAAGACGTTGAGATAGCTACAATACCCAGATATCATGTGGTCGTGTTCGAAGAGAATACCAATTTCATCAAAAGGCGATTTATCCACTTCATCCACTCTGCATTTTCAGCGTACGACCCTAATCCAGATTCGTACAAGTATCCATGCACAGAACCCGGTTTCGGAGAGAGATGGGCCTTCATGCCCGTTAAATTCTCACAACTAGCTCACGTCACTAGTGTTTGTGGAACCTTCTCACCACCACTTGGCTATTGCGGTATTCACGAAAGAGATTGTGAAAACGACTCCGGTCAGAAGTTACAGTGGGGTGTAGATGCATATAAATATATGTACAATGCGCTTCTCACTGGTCCCGCAGCCACATTTGAGTTAACGGTTCATTACAACTCCAAACACAAGCTATCCGATTTCAGAACACTCGGCTATGGTAAGGCCAATGAATTCGGAGACGATGACTATGAAGAATGCCACAGAAAACCCTTCTATATCCTAGGTGCACAGATTGCCCTCTGTTTTCCGCATCAAGCGCAAGACTTCTATGGTAACAAACTTAAGTTGACCGGCTGTGTTCGACAGGGCGGTTATTACTACAGGTGCGTTGCAGAAGCTTTCGTGGGTCTTGTTTACCCTGCGGGAGGGCCTATGCTACCAGTGGCTTACCCCTACATATATGGTGGGTGGCGCAAACTCTATGCCAACCCTCCAGATACGATTGAGCGCTCTTTCTACCAATCCTATAGAGGAGCTTCAGTTAAGTACGCTAAATCCATAGATAATTTGCTCGTTTGGGGGCCGCTCGCAGCTTTCTTGGGATTCGTAGTGTCAGTTTGGATTCTCATGCTGATCTACCTCTTGATTGCTTTGGTTCTATCCTTGCTTGAGTGGCTAACATGCTTCAAGAAAGGCTCCAAATCATACCGCAAATTTCATGGTACCTACTTTGTGCATTGCTTCTTGTCATTTGCCTATTTGGGTTATCCAGGTTACAAACCGGCCTGGTTTAAACCCGATAGACTGGCAACGAACGCTAATAATGCTAAGACCTTGCATAATGCTAAGTGGGTAGCGCTCTCGTATATAGCAGTATTGTTGTTCCCAATCTATGTATTCGTTATAATCGTCTTAGGCATTTTATCGATTGCTCGCATTGCAAAGAAAAGAGTCAAAGTAAAGACTTCATAAAAGCTTGAAAATGGCCTTGCACGCTAAATTCTTGCTACTTGTACTCATCCTTCTTTGCGACTATGCTCGAAGCATCGAAATTGTCGGCGAATTACGTAATCTAGACCCTGGGACTGTTAAGGGACTTGCTGCTAGGGGTTCACAACTTACAAGATACACTAACTTTGTCCAAGTATCTCGTCCAACACAAGGAACCGTGCGTGAGGACCACTATGTCCCACACTATGTAGACATCCCATTGGACACTGACCTTGACTATGTAGTCACAGGCACGTCTTCATTAGGCACAGATTTCGGTTTTAGAGTGAAGGTTGACGACGTTAACGTCGAAGTCGAAAATGAGCTTATTTACACTGCTCCCTTCTACCGAGACTCACATGAGGACAATTTACATCAAATGGTGTGGAATTGGGATGGTTCCTCCCTCACACATGGTGTACATATACCGACGGTTTGCGCTGGACTCTCAAATGTAGACTACTCGTTTTTCGAATGTTTAAGAACCCGAGACGAAGTAGCACAATTGTCACAAAAAGATCGTGAGTGCCGTTATGCACCACTAGGCAACGAATACCTCTCCGTAGGTAATTACACAGTCAAAAATCCACGTGGCACCTGCTTAAACGCAGAATCACAATCCTGGTGGGGTAGACCGTTCTTTACTGGTCTATATAAGACAGGAATGCCCTGGATAAGAGCTATTGATCAATGGAATCTAGCTGACTGCGGTACAGGTAGTTGCACACCAAGCGGACAAATCAGAGTTCTACAGCGAAAATGGATTAGCGGAGTGAACACCGCTATGTTTTTCAAGTCAACTGGAAAAGCTATTGCCAACTATACCATCTCCGTGTCACCAGAGTACGGCTGTGATTTTGACAGATGCGAGCTCCACGGACCAGGCGATAAATGCACATTATCAGTTGCAGGCGATACAATGAGTATTACTGGTAACGATCTTGAAACCACAACACGCATGAACATCATGGTAATCGCTGCTTGCGGTGACTATTCAGGTTGCCAACCCGTAGCAGTGTACCGATGGCCTGATGATTTATATCTTACTAACGCATTCCCTTACCTTAAATGGAGAAGCGTTCCAGGCCCAGTTTATGCAGATGAAGGCAAGACTAAGTTCCAGGCTGATGCTAAATTCTTCCCTGATGTTCACATTAACGAGGAATTCTGTTTAGATCTCGGCTACCGTCAAGACGAGGGAATAGCACAGTACACTCATTCTTCCAACAAAGACGGCGATGCTAACAAACCCGCCTGTCGTAAGAAAGCGCCTATAATATCACAATCTCAGAGAGAATTTGAGGAACGAGGCTTGAGTATTGACCGCTGTGGTGACATACGTCTGGAGTATGTGGGAGACATAGATATGGTTACACTCAAGTATGGCAAAGGCTATGACGGTAAAGATTGCGAAGACCTCAAGAAGGTCAACCCTCACCCTTACAGATACCCATTAAGCGCTGTGAAGGCTTACTACAATGGATGTACTGGGGGTGTCGCAAGAGCCTACTTTGACATAAAATCTACTGAAATTGTGATTGATCCTCCTGATGGAGTTGATCTTAGTGTCTGCCAGATTAAGATGGAAGGCTATTACGGGTTAGATAATGGTATTACTCTAACTATCGGTGGCTGTACCGTCTCTGGTCCCGTCAGGCTCCAACTGCCACAACTGGATGCCTATTTCTACGGTGATTCTAAGACACTTACTACAGTGCTCGGCGCCTCAGAAAGCCGAATCACTATAACGATGTTGAGCTATTATGATGTTCTCCTAATCGCTGAAGTATTTTCCTCTACTATCACAGAGGTTCCCGTCACTGCTCTCAACGCTGATGATGCATATACACCTGACGTGATACCGCCTCCTTCCAACGATGGCGGTGGCTTCTTCGATTTTCTTAACAACATGTTTGGGAACACATTCTCCATCATACTAATAATATCAGCAGTTATCCTAGTCGGATTCATCCTCGTAAGTTGCTGTGCAAGCGCTAGAGGAGGGGTGAAGAAAGAGAGTGCTTAAGTCCACTTCATAAAATGGCACTACTCCACTTTGTTTTCTACCTCATCGTTGGCTCTCTTATAGCATACTATAGCCACTCTTCGAGAATCGGTGAGACTTATAACGAGTGTGAGAGATCTTTCAATTGCACCCTTAACACGCACGGAGTTTGCGAACTGAACCTGATATTTGATCTATTTTTCGCTTGCTATCCCCTTGAATGTATTGACGATTCCCGATACAGGACTTTAAAATTTTCTAGCAGCGAACAGCCGCTTAAGTGTGTTGTATACCATCAGAAGACATACCCCTGCCAACATAACGGAGTTATCCAGCAGTGTCCAACAGCTTATTATAGCTATTTCGGACCAGGGAATCTGCTTTGGGTTATCTCTGTCTGGCACCTCACACTTAGGTACCTACAATTCAGCGTGCTTGGATTAGTATATCTTTTCTACACGCTCTGTAGCCGATTGAGTCCAGTGTTCCAGATCCACCCGTCGGTGTTGATAATCACTGTTTTGACTCTCGGAGTAACGATAGGCGACTATTATTATGGCGGCTGACATACCACCTTGTTCCAACATATCCTTATATGTAGATCACCAATTCTGCTACTTTTTGTCTAAAAAGACATGCGTGACTCTCATAGGCAACACACGCGTACCCATCGACCCGGACGTAATTTATTACCGTTTTTCGGGCGGCGTTATAGCAAATGGGCATTTGTACAATTGCAGCATTGACACTACACCCTGGTTATACATAGGTATATTCTTGGGTTGTATTCTGCTGCAGTGCACAGGAATCTTGTTTTATCAGTTTAAACTCATAAAACGTTGCCTCTACAGTAGAGCAGAGAATCCTAGCTCCTGTGAAGACCATGACATCATCACGCAAATACGAACGCCCAGCTCCAGAGCTGGTTACAAAAGTAGTATTGACAGAAAAGCGAGTGCTGTATTCAAGGGACACGCTCGTTCTAAATCCTATTTCTCTGCACTACCAAGCATTGCAGAACATCCTGTTTCACTTGACCAGTTTCGTGAAAAATCCTACAGCCTCTCAAGGTTTGATCAGAGGAATAGTCCTTGAAGACATTAACCCTGATGGATTTACCTGGTGTGCCAACCCGTGTTTCAGTGACATTTGCTGGGTACATATAGCTCCCAGAGGCGTCAAGCCTTTGCCTGACACGGCTCACAACTTGTTGCACAACCTAGGAGGGATGTACAGAGAAAAGATTTATCAATTTGCACCATGGCTTGCAGACCAGTTTACTACTCGGTCTATTAAAGACGTATACAAGCCAAAGACTGAATTACTGCTTTATGACAATCACCACTTTCAAAGGCATGTTGGCCTAGTCCAGGGCTCAAAACATCCTGTAGTCAATGAAAGTTTGCTATATTCTCCCGACAGAATCACCATATTTACTGGTCGGCAACTTGTGAATGTCAATAAGGTGCAAATAAAACATGACCCTGAATTTGTTGCTAAAGAAGTTAAGCTCATAAAAGACACTTACACGCTAACAAACGTGCAGTCTCAGTGCTACGCCCAGCTAGTACATTATGCCAGGACAGAATGCCCAGACCTCAACCTCGCCCTCCAAGCCACAGAGGAAGCCGAGAAGTCGCGCAGGCCGCAAATCAAACATGCAGCCCCAGTCCAACAGATCATCCTCAACCCCAAAGAGGAATCGCAGGCGTAACAACAGAAGCGGGAACAACAGCAACCGTCGCCGCCAGAACCCTAATAACCAGGGAAGGGTATTACCTACTCAAGGCAGGCGATCTGGTAATCTCCAGACAAAAGGGTCCACCAGAGGTCCTACTATCAGTACCCGCGACATCAAGGGTATTATCGGGGCATACGATAGGCTCCCCGTAGTAGTAGTCAGAGCTGAAGGAGAGTCAACCGACACCCGGTTCATCTACATGACAGATCGCCAAACAACGCGCGATCCTCTCTTCAAGCCTTTCATAGACCACGGCGTAACTTCAAACGCCATAAAACAGTACGTAACTGGCCTCAGCAGAAGCCACGGCAAGACCTACGAACTGAAATTTCCACTGCCAGCGGAGTTCGGAGGAGACGACTACAAGGGCAAGTTCTTGTTTGACAAGCAGCAGCCCAAGAAGGAAAAAGCATCCTCCTCCAAGTGAAAAGTCTAAATTACTATCATGACTTACACATTTTACACCGACGGACCTGGCACCTCAGCAAAGCTCTCCCTAGTGGGTTTGATTAAGAGTTTGATCTATTACAGTGTCACTCTGCTCTTCTCACTATGGTTTTGCATCCAGATATTGTCTATCTTATCTGGCATTTTCATAGATAATGCGCTTGTCCAAACTCAGGGGACTCTAGTTAACAACTATACATACACCCGAAACGCGGTGAAGCGCTCAACAGACGAAGTCAAACAAATGGCAGTAATCGTCTGGGATGTGATTCTTTCTTTATTGAGAGTCACTCTGTACGGTCTGCAGGCAGTAGTGGATGGTTCTAATAGAGAGCTAAACAATTATCATCCGCGTGATTTAACATCAACTGCGCAGCCACATAGCACTGAGATGTAGCTACTACAACATACTCGTGCATATCTTACTAGCTATAAGTAGATATAAAAGAATAAAATCCTATAAAAAGATACTATATCCATTAGAGGGATAGTTGCTGATTAATCCTTCTCAGCATTAAAGTACATTTATAAGTGATTAGCGTTTTTCCTCGTTCATAGAGGTTTGTTATGCCGCAGCGTTGCCTATGCACGCTAAAACAAATGATTTAAGTGACACAATGTAGTCTTTGACACCGTGTTGCGGCTTAATTCACGTAGATTAAGTATATATAACCTGCAATAAAGAAAATTGCTCCTTGTTTCACTCGGGATAGTTGGGTTTCGACGCAAAATAATCACCGTTCCATTGAAAAGAGGGTCCATGCATGTCCTAACGTTAGCTATCGGTATCACCGCCTAGTAGTCAGCAGTAAGATGTCTCCTTACTGTGTTAGTCACTCGAGGTTGGTTATGGGCATGTATGCATTTGTACCAGAGATGGGTTGTTCAAGCAACCCTTCCCACTATTTTTATAGTGTGGATAAACCAGGTCGTTTAAGAAGTTAGACCCCGCGCCGTCACCACACCGCGCGATGCACGAAAAACAACTAGGTAGACCGTCAATGGTTCTGGGGCACCACTAAGGCTAAGCGGTGCGAGATTATGAAGGGTCCTTAGCATGACAATGAGGTTGATTAGACACAAATTAGTCGAGTCTTTCCAAGATTTTGTCAGTATGAGACTGGTATTGTAGCAAGTGGGTTCGTCACCACTTTACCAAAAATAACATGAACAGCTACCATCGGAGATTTCCCACTTCCCCTAACTAAACGATGTCGCAAGAGAGCG